ATGCCGAGTTACACAACCGAAGTCGGGGTCAAGTTTGAGGGCGTCCTCAATGACCTTTCCTCCGAGCGTGAATTAACCAAAGGTGAGATAATCCGACGCGCGGTTGCGCTCTATGCGTTCCTCCGTGAGGAGATGAAAGAGCAATCCCCGGCGCGGAAACTCTCCATAACTACGCTCGATGGCAGGATATTGAAAGACATCATGCTTCCTTGACCTTTAAGGAGCAAGTAGATGACCGAAAAACAGGATGTCGTCGTCACGATGAAGGCGATGCTGGAGCGCTTTGAAGGCGACCAAGGTGCGGTTCGTCTCGTCCGTAAGCGAGTCGATATTGAGCGGGTGCTTGTTATGCTGATCGCCATAGGCGGGACGGTGACGGTGCTCGCGCTGTCCTACTGGGCAGTTGCGAGTTGCTTGTATCCGAGCTACGCTGAGGGGATCACAGACCGGACTCTCAAGATGTTCCAAGGTCTTTTGATGCCGTGGATGACGGCAATTAGCGCGGTACTTGGTGTACTTGTTGGTCGCCGGATACCGTCCGAGCCGATCGATAAGGCGGAGTAATGTGAGAAAAGGCCCCGGCAGATCGCCGGGGCCTTTTCTCTTTGATTGTATTGGGCGGGGCCGCGCCGCCCTGTCCCAGTAGCATCAAGTTCGATCATGTCACCTTGGCATCGTCCGAGTCCATATCGAGGCACCACACCTTCGACCTCTTCATCCACCCCACGCGCAGATCCCAGGTGCGCCGGTTGGGGCCCTTAGCACCGTGCGATTCCAGCGTCTTCCCGTTGAGTACAAGAATCACGTGCGAGACCCCCGACCGGTTCGCCCAATACGCGAGGCGGATACGCCCGTCCCGGAGAAGGCACGCTTCGACGGTGCTTTCCTTGAACCCCTCCTTCTCAGCCCACGCCGCCTGATGCCAAGAGCCGTCCGGCATCGTCACGCGGGCGTCCGGGGGCGACGCCTGCCATACCGCCCAGCGGACGAACCCGGAGCAGTCGATGCCGCCCTTGAGACTCGCCGGGGTGGCCGTGAGGGATCGGGCTTTCCCGCCGAGCTTGTAGGGGACGCCGTTCGCGCGGCAAGCGGCAACCAGTTCGCGGATCTTGCGACCGTCGAGCGAGATGCTTTTCCAGGGGTAGTCGGAAGGGGTAGTTTCGAACATGAGGTGTCTCCTTGAAGAAAAAGCGGGGACGGAAACCCGCCCCCAACGTGGCCCCTATGCCGGAGGCCAAAGCGAAGAAGTTTAGGTTGGAAGATCCGCCCAGGTGCCGAGCCGCGACAGGATCAGCGTGTCGCCGGTGGTCACCCAGGTGCCGTTGAAGAAGGCGAACTTCGGCGTGACCGTGACGGCGGCATACGGGCTGTAGGACTCGGAGCCGTACAGCCCGTTGTCGATGTAGTAGGTGTCGAACGTACTCACCTGGACGCGCAGGCAGTACGTCGAGTTGCTGTCCACGCGCTTGATGACGAATGGCTTCTGGGCGGATAAGTAACTGACCGTGACGACCACATTGTTGTTTTCGCAGGAAGCGTACAGGATGTCGTCGGAGTCCGTCATCGAGTAGTTCGCCGCCTCCGTGTACTTCTGGCCGAGCGCCGGGGTGCCTGCGGACGGGGCCGCCCATGTACCGTCTCCCCGAAGGAACGTCGTGAAGGACGCCGCGCCACCTCCGAGCCGCGCCGTGTTGATCGTCCCGCTCGTGATGTCTGAGGCAGAGTGGGCATGGGCGGCTACGCCGGTGCTCGCGCTGGAACCGACCACTTGCCAGCAGAAGGAGATCCCGCCGGTGTTGTCCTGCTCGGCCTCGGAGTACCGGAAGAGCATCCATCCGTACGGGTCGGAGAAGGATTTTTGGACACTACCATCCTCGAAGTACGGGCATGAGGAGTCCGGGTAAGAGGTCGAGATGAACACCGGGTGGGCATCGCCCGTCCTCTTTTTGACCAGGAGCAACGTCCCTACCTGGATCGTCGCCCCGCTAAAGTCCCCCGGCCCGAAGTGATCCTTGTCTGGCAAATACACGTAGCCGTTGAACACGCTGGTATCCATAAGCCTGGTGTGCGAGGAGGGAATCGCCGCGTGATCGAGACCAACGCCCGAAACCGCCGCCCAGGTGTTGTCGCCGCGCAGGAAGGTAGCCGAGGAAGCCGTCCCACTTCCGAGCCGTGCGGTTGCCATAGTCCCGGAGGTTACCTGCGAGGCCGCGATGGCAATCTGATCCGTTCCACCCGATCCGTGGGTGCTGGCGTGGGTCGTGGGCGTCCTGGCGTTGGTCAGGCGGGTATCCGTGCCAATGACAACTTGGGCGACACTGGCATTACCGGAGATCGGGACGTTACGAGATGCCGCAGTACCCGCGTCCGTGACCTGCGATAGCACATGCGTGTGTGTCGTCGGAGTCCGGGCATCTGTAAGCCGGGTGTCGCTCCCCAACACCACCTCCTCGCTCGCCGCGTTCCCTGACGCCGGGGCGTTTTTAGCCGCTGAGGTTCCGGCGTCGGTCACTTGGGCGAGCGTGTGCGTGTGCGCCAGAGGCGTCCGAGCGTCGGACATGCGCGGGTCGTTGGAGCCCACTGCGATCGGATTTGAAGCGCTCGTCGGGGCCACGGACAGCTTGACGATCCCCTTCTCACCCGCGCTGGCATCGCCGACCGTGGTCGTGCCGGAGCCGGTGCCCGAAGAAGAAGACCCGCGCGGTACGCCCCCGCCGGACGCCGCGCCGGACGTGGGGCCTTTCTGGCGCAGTTTGTCGTCCACAAACTGGGCGTAAAGTTCCTCTTCCGTCGGGATGGGACGAACAAGCTCCAGGGTGTAGATGAAGATTCCGTCGTCGCCCACCTCGCCCTGGACGCGGGCTACGGGAAGATTAGAGTCCGCGTACCGCGCCCCATCCGGCCCGACCAGACGTACGCGCTCGCCGCACCGCACCTCGCGCGGGTAGTCGTAGAGGCTGACCGTCGGCGTCTTAACGGCCACGGCGTTGACCAGCAAATACTCCCGCGCCCACTGCCGTGCGTCGGAGATGGAGGTCAGGTCGGAAACGGAGACGGCCTTCTCCCGGCGACCGTAGACGGATTCGGAACCGTACGCGGCAGCGCTTTCGGACGCCTCGATTTCGGCCCCGGCGTCGAACTGGAGGACGAGGTTGCCCGTGTCGAGGAACTCACGTACATCGGGGTCTTCCGCGTTCCGGGCCGAGATCGCGTCGATGATCAAGGTACAGTTAGAAAGCGATCCCGAACCGTCGCCGCGGAGCGTGATGTAGCACTCGCATTTTGCCGCCTCGACCGGCGCGGTCTCCTCGACGAACATGTATTGCCACCGGTCGCGCTTGGCGGAGTCTGGGGACAGCGAGTGCCGGTCAGTCTGGATATGGCTCCCGTCCGCCTTGTACCAGCCGAACGTGAACTCTTGGTAGGTGATCGAGTCCCCCGTCGCCAGCCATTCCCGCGCCGAGAAGTGGATGCGCTGGTTCCCCACGACCTGGAACGTGTAGTCGGGTGTATCCCGATCCCACTGGGTGTCCTGTAGACGGATCGCGGGGCTATACCGGAAGAAAACGTCGTCGCCGTCCGCGTCGAGGGCGCGATACTGGAGCGCCACCGCGTTCCTGCCGTGAAAAGCGCCGAAGCTGAACGGCTGGCAGAGAAACTGGTCGACCTTCGCCTGTCCGAACGCGATGGCCTGCCACCCCGCGGGGTAGTAGGTTGCCGCGTCCTGGAGCACCACCTCGTCGAGCAACACCCCGCCCTCTTCGCGGTAGGTTCCGAACGAGCCGTCGCTGGTGTCCGTGATTGAGAGCGTGAACCCGGCGACGTTCGAGAGCGGGCCGGTGGGCGACTGGACGGTGAAGTCGTACTGCCGCCATTCCTGCCCGGTGTGGGTCTGAAACTGCTTCGAGACTGCCGCCCCGATGTTCGTGCCGGAGGCCGTCTTCCACTGGAGGGACACGGTGATCTTCGGCGGCGACGGGATGGAAATCTCTTTCTGCGGGTATAGCCAGAACGAGACCGTGTGCGGTCGATCCTCGCGGATCACCACCGGGTCGCTCACCGTGTGGAGGCGCGTCTGAGATATGACGTCCCCCGTTCGGTCGAGCTTTACCTGGGCCGATCCCGCGAAGGGCGCGATGCCGTCCTGGACGCCGCAGAGCGTGTTGGCGTTGGGTACACTCCACCCCGCCGGGCCGATACCGAACTGGCCCGAAAGAGGCGCGATTTCCTGAAATCCGCCGTTCTTGATAAGGCTGCCCGCGCCGTTGCTCGTCGCCCGCCAGACCTCCTCGAAACTGGGGTTAGGCAAAAGCTGAGGGAACTCCGGCGTGCCGCCTTCGACAATCACGGAGTTGACCACATCGGCGACCGAGTTCAGTGTCTCGCGCTCGCCCGACGCCGCGCCGGGGAGCGGTATCACGTGGTCGGCGGTATCGGGGCCGGAGATGTTGCGAAGAAAGAGGCGGTCACGACCCAGGTCGTCCACGTCGAAACCCCAGACGGCGCGGGAGCGGGCGAAAGCCACCAGAGAATCAAGGGCATCCCGGACGGACTTACGCTGCGTGTCGAGCGAGTCGATCTCGATGCCGATGGTCTCGGTATCGATCACGATGTCTGGATACCTGGCGCGGAACTCGGTGGCGATCTCGGCGAAGATGCGCGACAGGTCGGTCTTCGAGCCGTACACGTAGCCTGCCTGCAGGACATGCGTCGTGAGGTCGAGCACGCGCCCGTAGCAGGTGACTTCGATCGCGGCAGGCTCGCCTTCGGAGCGGCGAATCTCGGACACGTAACCCCGGTAACGGCGGACTCCCAGATGCCAGATTTCGAGCCGGTCGCCGGTCGCTACAAGGTCACCTGCCTCAGCGTGAAGTTGCACCGTGGCGTCAGTGTAGTTGCCGCTTTGGTCAAGGGTGAAGGAGGAGATGCCGACGAGGCGCGAAGGCAACACCTTGCGAGCCCCGTTGGCGGTGCTGCCGGAAACGGAGTTTCCGCTGAAGAGCCGAACTTCGTACATGTTAGATGGCCCTCGCGCGGTAGGAGATCGACGCGGCGGAAACCGTGGCCCCGCCGGAGGTGGAGATCGTGAGCGTGTTAGAGCCCGGCGGCAGGGACAGGAACGAGCCGGAGAAGGCGGCCATCTTATTGAGGCTGTTCATGGTCACGGTTTCGGAAAGCGAGTTCAGGACGTAGGTGCCGGTGGCGTTGGGGGAAATAGTGCAGGAGGTGCCCGTGGTCGTGTTGGTGATCACGATCGATGAGGATGCTGGGGCCGCGCTCACCGTGATCGAAAGCGAGGGCTTTGCCGGGCGATTACCTCCGACAGAAAAAGTGCCGCCGCTGGTGCTGATCGAGGGAGCCGACAGGGTGGTGGAAAAGGCGTATGGGTCGGCGCAGGAATAGGTCGCGGAGTAGCGAATATGGCCGATCTCCCGCTCGTCGTCGGAGATTGATTCTACGGTCGCCAGGTAGTACCAACCGTCGCGTAGAACGAGTTGCTGGGGCGTGGAGACATCGTGAACCGACTGCATAGCAGACCAAGCGGTTTGGAGCGCGTCGTAGGAGGCGGCGACGAGGGTGCCGGAAACGGAGATCCGGCGCTCGGAGGCGAACTGCTTTCCGGTGTAGTTACCAGCGCGGCCCGGCGTGGAAGCGGAGCCGACACGACCGGCATAGGGGGCGGCGACGGACTCCACCAGGGGGAGAGGCGTTCCGGCGAACGAGTAGGATGGCATAGTGGGGGTTCCCGTGAAAGGAAGTCCGAGGGGTGACCTGCCCCCTCGGAGCTGAAGTTAAGCGAGGCGCAGGCGCGACTGACGCCGGGCCCGCGTGAGCGACTGGATGCGCCGCACGTCGGCGGCGTCGTTGAAGGTTATGGGGCCGTTGAAGTTCACCGCGCCCCCGTCACCGCCCAGGATGTTCTGGCTGTCGCGGTTGGAGTAGATCCGTCCGGGGCCGTCGGGCACCCAGAGTTCGGGCCCGCGCTCGCCTATGATCGAGGGGCGACCGAGCGGCGGGCGTCCGCCCTCTGCGAAACCGAAGATTTTACCGACGCCCTTGACGAGTCCGCCGAGGCCCTTTGTTAGGGCCCCTCCGGTCAGCATGTCAGCGACCGGGAAGATACCGGCGGTAGCGGCACCGGCGGCGGCACCGAATGCCTGCCCGACGCCCCAGGAAGCGATAGAACCCGCGAAGCCACCACCACCGCCCATGCCGGGGATGCCGGGGATTTGCATCCCGCCCGCGCCGGGCATGAACTGCGACAGAAGGGGGGCAAGGTTCCCTGCGTTCGCCGCACCCAGATCCGCCGAGTTGGTGACGGTCACCGGCGTGGGGGTGCGCTTCGCGTCGTCGAGTGCGCGGCTCATGGCACCGTAGGTCGATTTCGCGTCGCCCGAAGCGCCGTCACCGGTCTCTCCGTCCTTCTTCTTTGTGCCGAGTATGTCGCCGAGCAGGTCTTCCGCTCCCTTTGCCACCGCCGCCGCCGCCTTTTCCGCGAGAATGCGGATGATCGCCTGCCGGAAACCGTCGATGAGGGCCGCGAAGAACCCCTTGCCCGTGGTGAGCACGGTGGCGAAGGCGTCGCGGAACACGTCCTTGATCGTCGCGCCCACCTGTTTGATGGCTTCGAGTTTCTTCGCCTTTTCGTTCAGGCGGTCGAACTCTCCGGCCAGCTTGCGCACCTCGGCGGCGACCTCCGGGCTCATCTTCTCCAGGCTCGTGTGGAACTGCTCCCACGCGATTCGGGCCTCGGTCGTCCCGAACTTCACCTCGCCGACCGCGATCTTCATCTCCATCAGCCGGTCGCGCAGGCCCTCCAGCCCACGCGCCTGAGCCACATTGCCGAGGGCGATGAACTCCTCGCGGAGCCGCCTCAGCTTTTCTGGGTCGATACCCCCTTCAAAATCGGTGCCCTCGCGCTGGAGTAGGAACTTGCCCCATTCGCTCCCGGTATACAGGAGCGCTTGGTACTCGTTCGCCAGTTCCCGGATCTTCTTCTTGTGCTGGTCTGCGGCTTGCATGTCGAAGAGCTGCTTGTTAAGTCCGGCGAGCGCAACGACGATCATACGGGTCAGGGGCGGCAGGGTTCGAGCGGAAGTTTGAACCGCTCCAGCGCCAGGATCGCGGGGTTCGTGGAATCTTCGACGCCTTCGACATGCAGGCGGTACTTTTCGAGTTCGACGCCCGCATCGCGGTGGGCGTCCGTGAGACCGTCCATCTTGGACTTCCACTCGTCGGCAATCTGCTTGGTCTGCTCCTCGATCGTGGAGAGCCGCTTCTCCTCGTGCTGGAGCGCGACGATGCCCTTGATTCGATCCTTTTCCGCTTGGGTCAAGCTGCCATAGGATTTTCTTGAACACCTCGACGGCGACCTGATTTTCGACCGTTGCGTCGCGGAGAAGAAGCACCTTCTGCCGAACCGTGTCATAGAGACCGGCGAGCGCCGAGGTCACCCGGCTCTTCTCCGCCGCAGCGCCTTCCGCCTTTTTGATGGCGTCGGCGAGCCGCAGGTACTCGGAGGCAAGTTTCCCCGCCGAACCCGATTTCACATCGATCTTGTCGTACTTCTGGCCGAGTTCGCTGAGGTTGGCGGCTTGGAGCTGGCTCTTGTTCGCCGCAGTGAGTTGCTTGAGCTTCGTCCGCTGGGCGAGGACATCCGCGACCAGCGACTTGAACTGCGACTCCCGCGCTTTTCGGGCTGCTTCCGCCGCGTCCTTCGCCTGCTGTGCCGCGGCTTCGCGGGCCGCACGCGCGGCTTCTGCCGCCGCTTCTTTCTTTGCCTGCGCGACATCGAAGGCGTTCTGTTTTGCCGCCGCGATTTCGGTTCGCTTGGTGTCGGTCTTGTCGAGCTTGGCGATCGTCCCCTGGTTGACTTTGAGCCGGTTCTGCTGCCGGGCCAGTTCCGCCTTCGCCTGGTCGTACTCAAGGAGGCGCGAGGAAAGCTGGATGACCTGGGCCTTCGGATTGACCGGGATGCCCTTGGTCGTACCGTCCGCGATCCGCTTACGAAGTTCGTCGCGCCGAGCGATCAGGGTGGGCGCTTCCTGCTCCCATTCCGCTATGATTGCCTTCTGCTTGTCGATCTCGGCCTTCGCGTCGTCGACCGCCTTCTGCGCGTTGTTCCGGGCGACGGTTTCGAGGCCGTTCGGGAGGCCCTTCGCTGCCCGTTTCACGTCCTGCTGGGTGATTTCGGCGTTCTGGTAGCGGGCGATTTCGGCCTGAGATTTGGCGATGTCTGTCTTGAGCTTGAACCACATTAGGGCCGCCCCGGCAATCGCTGCGACGACGATACCAATCGACACGGCGAACGGCGCTATGCTCGCCACGATCCGGCGAACACCGTCTTGATGTTGCCGCTGAGAGCCATCATCCCCGCCTGGACGCCCGCGAACTTGGTGCCGGAAGCCGCTGCAGCCCGGTATGCTTGGGACACAGACTGGAGGGCGCGGGCCTCGGTGGCTGCCGCCTGAACGGTTACGGCGCTACGGGCTTGGGCAGCCTCCACGATCCCGGCGAAGGTGTTCTCTGCCGCCGCCTGACGCCGCCGGTGAGGCAGATCCGACACGAAATCCGAGGCGATGTCCTCGGCGGCTTCCGCCGCGCGGGCCTTGCGGGCCTCGATCAGCGATTGCCCCAGTTTCGCCAGATCGGAGCCGTTGTCGGCGACCGCTCGCTGGACGCCGCCGAGGCTCTTGATCTGGACGACCATGCCCGCGATCGACGACACGACGCTCGCTATCGGTGCCAGTCCGACGGCCAGTTTCGTGAGCGACCCGGCGGTCTGCTGGACACCCTCCGGTAGTTGTCCGAAGACCGTCAGCAGGGCCTTGCCGGTATCCACGGCGTCCTGAATGTGGTCGCCGATCCCGCGGAAGAAGTTGCGGATCTTGCCCTGGTTTCGATCGACGTAATCGAACAGCTCCTGAACGATCTTGATCAGGCGCTGCTTGATCGGGAGCGTCACCTCGCCGACCTTCGCCTTCAGATCGTCGAAACGGGCCGACAGAACCCTCGTGCTGTTCGCCGCGCCGTCGGCGGTACGGGCGAAGTCCCCGACGCGGCGGCTGATTGCCGCTTGATGATCGAGAGGATCGCCAGTTGCTTCTGCTGCGCGGCAATTTCCTTCGTCGTCTTGACGAGTCCGAGCCGGAGCGCCTCTTGCTGCACGGCGGTTTCGTTCGCCACAACCCCGAACTTTTTGAGCGGATCGGACTCCCCTGTCAGGCCCGATTTCAGGCCTCCAGCGCCTCGGTGATGCTCGTGTTGTTGAAACTGGCCATATCAGCCGCCGTCTTGACGAGTTGGACGGAATACTGCGCCGCTGCCTGACGCGCTTGGCCCTGAGACCGCATCAGGTTGGCGAACGTGCCGATGTATTCGAGGGCGGCGGATTTAGAGACGCCGTAGGATTTGGCGCTCTTCTCCGCGAAGTCCGTCGCCTGCTTTCCCGCCGCGCCGAGGAGCACACCCACTTTCGACGTGGATTCCGCAATGTCGCTGGCGGCGTCGGCGGTGTCTCCTGCGAACTTGAGGGCGGAGCGTCCGGCGTCGAGCAGTTTCCCGGCAACCTGGGTCAGCACGTTCCCCACGAACACTTGGAGCGCCCCCCCGAACCGTTTCGAGGCCCCCGACGCTTTGTCCAGATTCTCCTCGAACTGCCCCAGCCCGGCGTTAGCGCCCCGAATACCGCGATCAAATTGGGCGGATTCGAGCGAGATGACGGCTTTGAGCTGGGCTACGATTTCAGACATTGGGGAGGGATTCCGGGGGTGGTGGAAGGATAAAGGAGTGCTTCGTTTGATGGTCCCGGCGGAGCCGGGACCATCAAACGAAGCTACGAACTACGCCGGGCGAGAACGTGGTCGGCGGCTCGGATCGCGTACCAGTCCTCGAACGCCGCGTCGAGCACGATTTCTGGGGTGTCGTCGATCTCAGACCATTGGAGGCCGAGGAACCGGGCGGCAGTACGGCGGCGGAATCCTAACGAGAACTCGCCGCCGGGCTTGAATAGGAGGGCGCGATTCAATTTTGCGCCCGCTATGCGTTTGGGGAGACGGCCCCAGAAATCGCCGACATGATGATCCCCAGATCGCGGTAGGGAACGGCGTCGATGTCGTTCAGGGACACGGTGTTGCCTTTGCGGTCGGTCAGATCCCAGCCGGTGATGATGGTCTGCAGGTAGTCGACCAGGGCAGACTCCCCGTCCTCATCGTTATCGAGGGCCGCGAGGCGCTTCCGAAGGCGCGGCGTCAATTCGCCCATGTCAAAATGGATGTTGACGTCCTTGCCGCGGATGGTGGCGGTGACATGGGAGACGAGATCGGCGGGAGACGCGGGATCAGTGACTGTGCTCGCCGTCTGGTCGACTGGATCGGACGCGAACGAAGACTCGGTGTCGGGGGTGGAGATTGGCATAGTGGGTTCCTTCAGAGGTAAACGGGCCCGGACAGAAGATCCGGGCCTCGTCGGTGAGGTGATAGATACTACGGTCGCTCGCGCTCAGCGTCGCCGAGGACGGCGAGTGTAATTAGGGGGTTGTGTCGGCGAGTTCGGCGTACTTGGTGGTGACATTTTCGAAAAGCTGAACGCCATTGCCGCTGCTCGGCGCAGATCCGACCGTCGAAGCCTGGGTGGCTGTCGCGGCTTTCGTCTTCAGTACAACTTCCAGGTAGCCGTCGAGGCCAGATCCGAACGCATCGTCGACATAGACAGGTTCGAGGTCGTAGGTACCCGCATAGATGTCGTCCGTGTCACCCCGCGAGGTGGACTTGATGAACGCCGGGAACGTGATGCGCATCTCGTAGTTGACGCCGGTGCCGATCTCGCGCCCGATCGCCACGTAGCGAATCCAGACCACCTCGTTCGATTTGAGTGAACCCATTAGAGCCGAGCCCTGGCTGTCCTGCTCGACCACGATCTGGGCCGTCTTGTCGAAGTAACGTTCCACGGAAGCGCTGAAACTCTGCTCGCTGTCATCGAGCGTGAACAGGGCGGACTGGCGTCCCGCGAGGTTGAGGTTGGCCGAGAGGCAGCGCTTCAGCCGCGCTCCCGTCTGGTCGAGACCGAGGCGGGATGCCGCGGCGAACACGGACACCTGTTCCGGGCTCACCGGCTCCAGCACCACGTCCGCCGGGTTCGGAGTCAGAGTGATCCCCTCCTGGTAGATTTTGCCGAGGCCGGAACCGGAGATCGTTGCGCCTTCGCGGGTGATCGAGATGCCGAGGTCTGTCAAGAACGCACCGGAGAAACCGGCGGTGCCCGCCGCGCTCCCCATCTCGAACGTATAGGTGCGGAGGGTATTGATTCCCTGCGGGAGTGGACGCCAGGTGATGGTCGTCTGGCCGGATGCGGTGGTCGAGGTCGGAGCGCCCAGAATGCTGTTAAAAAGGAACGCCGAGTCGGTGTAGGTCAGAGGGCCTTCCACTCCGAACTCGGTGTGCTGCTTGCCGCCAGTAAATCCGACAGCCGCCATATTGCCGGAGGCGCGGATCGGGTTGCGGGGGATCACCGGGGTCGGGGTGACGGTGAGGGAGCGGAGGACGAGGTTTGCGGCGACGGGGGTGCCGGGGGTGGTCTCGACCCCAATGCGGGGGAGTTCGAAAATACTGGCGCGTTCTGCCATTTGAAGGAGTCTCCTCAAGCCACAGGTTTCGCAAATGGCTTCGCCATTTCGAGCGTGACTGATTTAGGGGGAAGCCACAAGCCTGTGGCATGCGGAAACGGAGTTACCGCTGTCGAAGCGGGTTCTAAGTTGAAGTGCGGTGCGGGGGCTGCACCGCAAATTTCGTAAATGGCGAAGCCATTTCGAGGGTAAGGGGCGATAGATGGAGTGGTTACGGAGTAACCACGCGGTGGATTCGGACGCGCCAGGTCGACAGGATCGTGCGGAAGATCGTGTCCCCTTCGGCCCGCTCGGTGGTCATCGTGTTGACCCGGTGTACGCCCATGCAGTGAAGGGCAGCAACGCCGTCCGAAGATTCGATGGGGCCGCTGCTGCGCTGGATCGCCTTGAAGATTGCCTGGTCGATTCCGCCCAGGACTTCATACCCTCCGGTGCCGACGACCTTGGTCACGAGGTCGGCGACCAGATAGGCCGACTCGCCGCCAACCACCAGTGCGTCGCGGGAGGTAAGAGCCTGGACGACGATTAGGGGGTAGGTCGCCTAGGCGGGGCGACCCCGGCGTAGATCCGGTCGCCGAGCAGGGCGTGAAGGGTATCGGCTTCATCCGAGGGGATCTGGCCGGTTAAGCGATCCATGACAAAGGCGTATGCGCCGAGCATTTCGTTCATTTCACGGCCCCTTTTACAGCGCGGTTGATACGGTTCTGAAAGTCGGCTTCAGCCTCGTTCACGGCGTCCAGGAGGAAGGGTTGGGGAGACTGGTGCTCTGTGCCGTAGTGGACGTGGACGGCGTAATCCGCCCCGACTGACACCTCCCCTTCAAGCCCGGAGGCGCTGTGGGTAATGCTGGCGCGGAGGTTCCCGGTGTCGACCGGTGCCCCTTCTTTCGCGCCCCCCTCGATCTGGGCCGCCGTTTGCTCCACGACCGTCTCCAGAGCCGCCCTCAGCTTCGCGGACAGCCCAGGCAGGAGGTTGACGGGGGCTTCGAATCGGATCATCGCTTCACCACGTTGAGCACGACCACCCCGTGTGTAACGCGCTCGTTGGGGCCCTTTTCGCGCCGGACGGAGAGCCGATAGCGCCCCGGAGACATCGGCACCTGTACAGTCACAAGCGCCAGCCCGGCTTCCTCGTCGGTGATCGCTACGGTCGGGTTCGGGGAGGTGGCGACACGGCTGCTATCGGTCAGAAGCGCGGACAGGTTGTAACCAGATAGCGATAAATGCGATCCGACCACATTCACGAGAGCCACCTGGAGGGGTAAGACGTCCCCGCGAACACGGTCAGAGGGTCGTCGCAGTCGGAGTCAGGGACGAGCGAGATAGTCCCGCCGGTGCCGCCCCCGATCATAACCGTGCCGCCGCCGCTGACGACGGCGTTGATCGAAGATATGGGGGCGTCCAGGTTGTCGAGTTTGTTCGCCCGCGCGGATGTATAGCCCTGCGCGGCGAGTGCAGCCTGTACGTCGGGATCGGGGCGGCGGAAGAACCGCACCAAGAGGCCGCCCACGGCCCCTTCCGTCACACTCACAAAATCTTCTGGGCCGATCACGATGGGCTCCGCGATCCCGACGATCCCCGTCACTGTATCGACCGACGTGACCTTGTTGAACCGCACGCCGCCCGCGTACATCACCGCGAACGTTTGGCCGACGTACAGCTCTTTGTATTCGAGCATCATGGTTTCGTAATCGAACTGTGTCAGCGTCGTAGGCTCCGAGAAGTAAAGTTCAAAGGTCAGCGAGGTCGCGCCCGACAGGCTGTAGTACGAGATGGCGCTGTTTAGCGCGTCGAACTCGCCCCGGAACATGCTCATGTCCTGCGCCCACTCCTGGCCCACCGACCACAGGCTTGGGATGTGCTTCTGTGCCACGCTGGCGTCTGTCGTCTTGAATACTGCGATGTATTCGCCCGCCGAAGCCGTGAAAGAGCCGAACAAAGTGTAGCGGTACATGCCCGCCGCGCCGTGCGGATTCGCCGCCGCGCCGCTGACGATTTGGGTGCCTGCGGGATGGAACACGTCCACGGTGACCGGAAGGCCCGCCTTGCCTGAGCCGTCCGAACCGATGAAGAAGGCGTAGAATGTGACGGGTTGGTATTGTAGTGTTATCATTACGGTAGCCCCCATTTCGCGGCGAGGAAGGACGCCACGGCATTCCGTTCCGCCGGGGTCAGGCGGCGGTTATAGATCAGAATCTCCCCGATGTCGCCCTGATAAAAGAAGCTGGACATGTTGCTCGTCCCGATGGTCGCAGGTTGTGTGAAGAGTCCCTCGCCGACCACTGTTCCCGCCCCCGAATACGTCTGGACGTTGTTGAAGAACACCTGCGTCTGCCCCTCGCCGACCGCGAAGCCGTACAGAAATCCCGCGAACAGGGCCGCCTGTGTGGGGGCGGCTACGGCGGGACGTTCGCCCGACACGAAGGAGTCGTAGATGTGGCCGTCCACCCAGATTAAGTGCGAGTTCTGCGTCGCGTTGTTGAACCGCCATAGCCCTGTCGGGATACCGTCGGTCGGAATCGGCGCGGTCTTCTTAGCGACGAGGAATATCTCGGCCCCCACGGCGGCACCTCCCTCCGCGAGTCGGGCATAGATACTGTCCACGTTAAGCCACTGGTCTGCGCCGTTGAATCGTAGCGTCGGAAGTCCATTCATGCCGCCAGGGGTGAGCGTGGGGGCGTTGCCCGCCGCGACCTGGTAGGCCGCTTCCCCAACGCGGGATCTGTCGGCGACCGTGGTAACGGCGACTCCGCTCGCCCCCGTTAGCACCGAGGCGTCGAGAGCGAGGACGAGTCCGTCCACGCCGCCTGGCTTGTATCGGTTTGCTAAAGACACACCGAGCGGGGAGAGTTGCCCGGACAAGATGCCCATCATGCGGAAAGCTCCTTTCCGCGCATTAGCGTCGGCTCACGGCGATCACGGTGTTGAGCTTCGCGTTGCCGAACTGCTCCATGTCGTTCACGAACTCCTGGAGCCGGACGATGATGTTCGTGGCCTTCGCGCCGGTGAGGGGCGAGCCGGAGATCACGCCGCTGGAGCCCACGGGGGTGTTGTCGTTCGGGATCAGGGCGCTGACTTCGCGGGCATACCAGGCGGCGAGGGTGTCTTTGGCCTGGATATACAGGGCGTGCATCGCGTCGGCGGCGGGGACGATCTCGTGTACGACGAAATCGATGGCGTGCGGGGCGGTGACGGGAATGACTTCTTCCATCAAATGTTTTCCTTCGAGGAAATTGCGACGGGGTTGGGCTGCCAGTCGGCGATCTTCGGGTTACGGAGGTACACGAACGCGACGTAAGCGCCGACGATAAGACCGGTGGACTTGGCGAGTTCGGGGTGGCCGAGGTAGGCTACGGCTTGGGCGGCGAGCCCGGCGGCGGTGCCCACGGTGGCGGTAAACTCCACCCAGCGGACGCGATCCAGGTACACGGAGACGATGGTTTCGATGGTGACTTTGACTTCCCACGCCACCTGGCGGGCATACTCGTCGATCATGGGTTCGGCTTCCTCATCATCACGTCGATCTTCGCCTCGATGCTGGCGAGACGCTGGCCGCGCTCGTCCTTGGTGGCGGCGAACTCTTTCAGCGTGCTCTGGATGTCCCGGAGCGTGCTGTTCTGCTGCTGCAGGGTCACGTTGATGGCTTCGAAGCGGGCCTCGTTCCGGGCCTGATTAACCTCGACACGGACAGCCCAGAGGCAGCACGCCACAAGCATCGGGAGGAAGAACTTGAACACGTCCCACTGAGTGGCGGGCTGATGCCAGTAAGACTGTGTTTCAATTTCGGGTTGAGGCATCATCAAGCCATCCTCCGGCAGTTCACGGTCAGGAACGAAGCGTCCGCTCGGCCCCGGTCATGGTCGAGGATCTCATAACGAACGCCGTCCACGCGGATGATGTCGTCGGAATGGATCTCGGCGTCCTGGGAGAAGAGGATCGCCCACTCGGATCGCACCACGCTCTTCTCGCCGTTCACCACCGGGGCCTGGGGTTCGGCGGAGCGGAGGACGCGGCACTTGTAGCGCCGGGCGACGCGGTTGTCATCCTGGGTCACCGCGCCGTAGCGATCGCGGTTGTCGGTGGGGCGCAGGATCTCGGCGGTCTGCGTCATACGGGCCTGGAGCGCGGCGGAAAATTCTTTTCCGGCAGCCTTCGAAAACGGGGAAGTGTTGCACATCAGGCGATGTCCGATCGCCCGAAAGAAATCGTCTTTACACGGGCCTTGTTGCGTAGCGCCTTCTCGACGGATTCCATCACGGCCAGGGACTGAGAAAGTTTGATAGAGACGCCCATCTCGCTGGTATCGACGAGCCCGCGCTTTCGGATTCTCAGGGACAGAAGAAGATCCGCCGCCGCCGCGAAGGGGTCGTAGCGGTCGCCGACGAGGTAGACCGTAAGGCGGGAGAGGCCGTTTCGAACGTGCCGTGGAGAGGATCGGTGTAGGCAATGTCCTCCGCCGGGATCTCGGTGTAGGAGGCGTCCAGGAGCCGCGCGTTACCCGCCAGGTAGGGCTCGAACCTGTGGATGGAAAAGGAGATCCCGCCGCCGGGGCCGTAGGTGGGGGCGGTGTTGGCTCGATCGTAGAGCACCTGGTCGCGGTTGTCGGCGAGGGCGGCGAGGATCTGTCGGTCGGAGATGTCGGACTCGCAGTCACAGCCGCCGGTGGAAGCATCGCCGATGAGTTCTTTTACAAGGGTGACGAGGGGTGTGAGCTGGTCTGTGGTGGGCGGGGCGGGCATGGGGGTCTCCGGGGAGGCATGTATGAAGAAGGCGGCGGGACAGGACATCCCGCCGCCTTCTTTCACCGGCTATTACGCGGCGGCTTTGATGTACGCGAGGCGCTTGGAGTTCTCGGCGACAACCTTGGAGTCGTGCAGGAGCAAGCCACGGACGACGGAATCGAACGAGGTTTCCAGGCGCAGTTGCTCGACGGACATGATCTGACCGGCGTAGAAGATCGCGTCCTGCTCGCCGCAGAGGATGTACTTCGCGCTCGAAGCCAAAGGAACATTGTTGCTCTTGTAGATCGTGAACCCGGCGATCTGCCCTACCCGACCGGTGGAAACGATGCTGTCGCCCATCGCGGTCGAGCGGATGAAGTCGGGGGACTTCAGGAGCAGCGCGTAGGTGGCGGGGTCGACGATGGCGTAGCGACCGATGTCCGGGACGCTCTGCTGGTCGAGCTTCGTGGAGGCGTCTACGAAGTAGCCGTACACGTTGTCGGAGTCAGCGCGAGCGCGGCAGCCGAAGCGCCGGTGACGCGGTTGGCGGACGGGACGCTCGTGTACTGCGCCAGGATGTTGCTTTCAATCGAGGCGTTCATGGCGACGGCGGCGCGTTTGGCGTAAGCGTCCAGGGGGTCGATGTCAGACCGGCGGCGGTCAACGTCCGAGGCTTTGAAGGCGAAATACTCGGTCGTGCTGACGGTGAAATCTTCGATCGCAGGGGCCAGATCCTGGTAGGAGATCGAGCCAGAGTACGGGCCCATCGTGACCGAGCCCATCGTACGGATCTTGACCGTGCTATTTTCGGTCAGGTCGCCTTCGTACTCGCGGTTCACGAGCGGCAACATAACGTTTACTTTGTCGAGGTTCTCGACGACTTTAGCGGAGAATTTTGTCGCGTCAAGGGCGACGAGGTTGTTGGCCATGGGGTGTGGTCTCGGCCTGCAACGGCGAAGATGCCGTCAGGCGGGGGAAGCGGAAACGAAGGCAGCGGAAAGGAGCTTTCCGCGTTTCCGTGGGGGCGTTACGTTCACGCGCGAGCGTGACCGTAGTTAAATCCGTCCGGGGATGCGCCCAGAGGGGGCGGTTGCGGAAGCGGGTGCGGGGTTGGTGCTGCGGGTATCGGGAACCGTGGCTGGGGCCGAAGCGACCATCTTGGGGCGGGCTTTGATGAACTCGGCCACGAGGGTATCGACGTTGGTGGGCTCGCCGTCCTCGATCGTGATCCCATCCTTGATCGCAAGAAAAGCGAGGTCGGGATCGATGACTCCGGCGGTCTTTAGGGCGGACAGGGCGTCACGCTTCGCCAGTTTCGCTTCGAGCGCGGTGCGGGCATCAAGAGCCGCCTGGGCTGTCTGCTGCGCCTTTTCAAGCGCCGAGAGGTTGGCCTCTTTTCGCGCTTCCTCTTCTCGCTCGAACGCGGACAGTTTCGTCCGGTACGAGGCCGATTCGGCACGGAGGTCTTTGACCATCTTTGCAAGTTCCGCTACGGTGAGGGCTTCGAGCCTCTTCGGCGCTGGATCGGTCGGTGCGGGTGTTTCGGGTGTAGGGTTAGGCTCCTGGCCTGGGTGCGAAATGGCTTCGCCATTTGCGCGGGTAGGATCGGTCGGCTCCTGGCCTTCGTTCTCCGGCATGGGGTGATCTCCAAAACGAGGATGTCGGCGGGGAGTGCCCCCGCCAAGGTGTTCTTGAAGTTGAAGTGCTTCTTGGGGATTAGAACGCAAAGAATACAGTGCCCACGGCATGGTGAGGGTGCCGATCTACCTTGGAGCTATAGGGCTTTTTTCCCGGATTCACTCTCAACCTATGTTGCCTATAGAGGATACGAAAGGAAAGAAGAGAGGGAAGGAAACATATAGGAAGCATGGCGCTCCCAGTCCTGCCCCCCTGCTATCAGGGAAGAGGTTCGCGCCGTGATGCTTGCTGGAGGGCGTATTTATCGGAGCCTTTGACGTAGGAGTCGCCCCATGTCGGAGAGTGCGTCGTGCGAACGTAGTCGTCCAGCGTCACCCGCCCGTTGCGGTAGAGGTCGGTGCCTTCTTTCCCCAGCACCCGGATCTGATCCTCTTCGTCAAGTCCGGCGAACCATTCTGACGCGGGCGTCCGTTTGCGTGCGCCACCGGCGATCACGGGAATGGGGGTACACCGGCAACGAACATGGCTTGCAAAGGGCGTGTCCTTCGAGAAGACCTTGCCGTCGTTTGCGAGGCAGGCGGCACATGACCGGAGCGATTTCGTCGCCATCCACTCCCACCCCTCGACCGCCTCGGACTCCTGATACTTGATCAGGCTCGCGTTCCGATAGACCCGGAGCGTCTCCGTCCGAGCGATGGTCAGCGAGCGCGTCAGGCTCTCCCCTGTCACGGCCCGGAAGTTCGTGGCGATCACGCGCGGCCCCTGTCCGGTGGCGACGCCGATGGTGAGTACGTCCTTCGCTTTCTGGATGGCCGCCTGGGGCATCTCGTCTTTGATCTTGTCGAGGAGCCCGGCCAGAGGAGAGGAGGACTTGAAGGAGGAAACGATCGTCTCGACGGCACGGGTGTTCAGTCGGTCAAAGGAGCCCGTGATTCCCGCTTCTTCGATTCCGGCGCGGATGAGTGTCTCGGCATCCCGTGCCCCCGACAACTGAGCGTCCAGGACGGCGGACTGGGTGACGGCCTCCGTCAGGCGGGCCAGGCGCTTGATCTCCGCCTCGGTCTGGGCCATCAGCGTGATGTACCGTTCCTCACGCTGGAGCCACGCCAAGGAAACTTCTTCGCCGTTCATGCGCCGGATCTCGATGAGTTCCGTGAGCGCTTTCAGCCGGGCCTGTAGATCCGCGTCGACCTTCTGGTAGGCGGCGATCAGGGTACGAGCGGTGTCGGCATCGGCGGCGAGAAGGCGCTTCCGGTGCTCCTGGGCGAGGTCATAGATCGTGGGCATGGAGCGGGGTCGCTTGTGGGAAGGGAAGCCTACGGCCAATCGAAGTAGACGTGAGTGAATAGCAGCGGATTCTAATCGAAAATCGTTTTATATGCCACTGCGCTTAGAAAGTCAGGTATAATGTGACATACGTCGAACCACGCGCGAAGGAGAACTTTATGTCTGATTTAATGCAAGTCACCAAACATCCCTTAACTGTTCGGGAGCTAAAAGAGCTTCTAAGCACCTATGATGAAAACAAACCCGTCACGGTCAAGCTGTCTTCCCCCCATGTTAAGACCGGTCAGGAGTATTATTTGCCCAAAGAGAGCATCGTAGAGGGTGCGAAAGAGGTCGTCTTACACATGGAAGGGTTAAACTGGTTCGCTGATGCGGATGAGGAAGGGAACAGAAAGTTGATACGCGATTGGGCGAATCGCCCTTAATTTACCCACGGTCGAGTGCGGACAGAATGGCGGTTCCGGCGTCGGTGCCCTCCCCCGCCATCTGCTCCTTCTCGGCCTCCCAGTCATAACCGATCGCTTTGGCAATGGTCTCTTTGCTTGCCACGCCCATCTGGAGATCCGCCTGTGCGGTTTGGCGTTGTTCGAGGACGTTGACCGGCGTCGTGTTCGGGAAAACGCACTCCACGGTGCAGCCCGCGAATCCGGCAAGTTCCAGGATGCGCTCGCACATATCTTCGATCATCTCGCCGAGGTGCGAGCGCTTCTCAGCCGTTTTTGACTCCAGCGGCTTGTAAAGGATCTGCAGCGCGGCCCCAGAAATAGGGCCCACGTTTTCGATCTTACCCGACGCGATCTCCGGTGTCCGAGAAAGAGAGTGGATCTCGGCCCGGAGCGACTTGTATAGATCGAGTAGCCCCTGAGCGCCCTCGGCCCCCATCTGAAGTTGGGACACCTCGACGCCTTCCGGGAGGGACACCGCGCCATCGGTCAGCCAGTCCATGCTCCGGCTGTTCAGGCCGTTGAGGATCGTTTTCGGGCTGGCGTGGTTGCGGAGCAGGCGGGACAAAAGGGACAGTACGACGTTGATGCTCTGGTTCTGGGCGACGCAGGCATCGGAGGCGTCGGCGAGGCCGAGGTAGCCCAGCGGGTTGGTCAGGTTCTGCGCGTCGAACACCGGGCTCCACTCGTAGGGCCACTCTGTCTGCTCGACGACCTCCCATTTGCCGGAACCGGAGCGCTGGATTTCCTCCGTGATGAGCCAGCCCGCCCCAATCCGTTCCGTCACCTCCCGGTGCTTGTCGGTGCGGTGGGTCGCCGGGTTGTCGGACTCCCAGGCGACGATATAACTGACGGCGCGTTCGCAGTCGCGCGGGTCTGTCGCCACGTTCACCATAGCACTGTTTAGGGCCTGAAACCGGACGGGGACGCCGTTCTCAACGATCAGTTTCAGGAAGACATGCCCGATCACCGCCCCATTCAAAGCGGCCTTCCGCAGGCTCGCCTGGTGCTTGGAGCGAGAAAGGAACCCCGCCAGGAACTCCTGGGCCGCTTCTTGTCCGTCGCCGAGGACGTCAATCTTCGGCCCGTCCCCCAGCAGGTGCGCGGTCGAGGCATTTACGATCTCCGAGATGATCGGCAACACCACGTTGTCCTGCGCGTGGGGGTCTGTCTTCGTGGCGGTGAGCACCGGCGGGAACTGCGCCTGGTACGCAGCCCACGGGTCGAGGGCGCGGGTGTGCTTCGCGGGGATCAGTGTAGCGGTTCCTTGCCGGAAGAAGCTCTTTACGGAATCGAGGATGTTCATGGGGGTTACCAGAAGGAAGGAAGGGACTGAGGCGCTTGCTGACGGGTTGCCGCCTTGACCGCCAGGGCCAGCGCGATCACGGTGTCGTCGTGCATCCCGGATGGGGCCGAGTAGGACGTCAGGCCGTTCGCGCTCTTGCGGGACTCGAAGGCAAGGAGTTCGCCCTTTTGCACCGGGTCGGAAAGGATTCGGATCGCCCGCTGTTCGAACGCGAGCGCGAGGTTGTCGATGAGAAGCGCCTTCGTAGCCTGGGTGGTCGTGAAGGAGAGCACGGGGAGTCCGAGACGCTGGAGGGCCTCGATGTTCGCCTGCCCAAACGAGTTCGCCTCGCAGATCATCACGGAGGGGAGGAACCGGTCGTGGAGGGCCTTGATCCGGTGTTGCTGCTGCACGAACTCCACGCCTGTATAGCGGTCGAGGAACACCTGCTCCCCGGTGGTCACGTCGATCACGGACATCACGGTGAAGTCGCCAGATCGCCCGAAGTCCAACCCGCAAACGTATTCGTGGCCTGACGCCGCAGACTCCTGGGCGCGGGCCGTGGCCGCCTCGATCACAGCGCGGAAGACCGCGCCGCCCCCCCGGATGAACTCGGCCTCGTACTCCTGGGTGAAAGTGTCCCGATCCGTGGTCTGTTTCTTCCGCGCGACCCAGGCAGCGACGCCGGGGATGGTCGGGTTGCTCACGGTCGGCGCGTGGTGGTAGGCCCAGTCCTCGTTCACTGGATCTTGCGCCATCAGTGCCAGGACGTGGAAGTAGTTGTAGCCGCGGGGCGTGGAGAGGAACCACGCCCCGCCGTTCAGATCGAGCAGCGTGGGCTCTATGCAGGTCTGCCACAGGCGGGACAGGTCGACGGCGATCGCGGCTTCGTCGACCACGACCAGAGCATACTTCCGGCCCAGCGCGGGATCGGGGCCGTCGAGCGTCCACATCTCGATCTCGCCGCCGGTGAGTAACTCGATTCGCTTCTCCTGCTCGTTCACGGCCCGCGTCACCGGTTTCAGGAGTTGCTTCAGCCGCCTCCAGATCGGGAGCAGGTACTTGTAGTTCGGGGCGAACCAGGCAGCGGGGAGACCTTGTAGCGCGGCGGCGATGATGCGGTCAGTGCCGAGCACGGACTTCCCCCAGCGCCTCCCGCAGCACACGACGTTGTATTTCCGGGAGGCGCGGATGGCATCGACCTGACCGGCATGGGGGCGCGGCAGTTTCAGGGAAATGGGCGTCATTCCGAGTCCGGCACAGGAGCTACATCCTCGTACTCCACGACGATCTTCTGGTTTCCACCGTCCGGCCCGCTGACCTCCTGGCGCTGGATCGGGGTTCCGACAAGGTAGGCGAGCACCAACTGGGCGGCCTTCAGGTTGCCGTTCAGGGCCTCCGTCGCCAGCGTGTTCAGAATGCCTTCAACCGTCGCCGCGGGGATCGCTTTCTTGAGCAGGCGATCGAACTCGTCGCGGGCCTCCTGCCGAGGTCTGCCCGCGCCGGGTCTCGCGCCGCCATGTCCGGTGTTCCGTGCTGCCATCTTGATTGTTCTTGAAAAGGAAAGAGCCCGCCCGCCCACTACGAAGTTGAAGTGGGAAACCGCGGGGGAGCGCGGCTGGGCAGGCGTACCGGAAGGTGCGGAAGAAGACGCGCCTCGGTCTCTGAAGGTAAAGTGCGGACGCCCAGCACATCCGCAAAGTAGGTGGCGGTTCCCCCACTCCAGAAGCGTTCCTGTAGCAATCGCAACGTTTGCTTTATAAGGGAGCGCATGCACAAAGAGCGAAAACAATTCGAGGCGGCGGTCGAGGCGGAGCGAGGCCCTATGCTCCGGCAGTTACGGGGCCAGGTGGACGTGGAGACGGCGCAGGATCTGGTTCAGGACGCCATGCTGATCGCCGTTTCCACCGACGCCTGGCGGGAGATCATCTGCGTTAAAAGCTGGATGTGGGGCGTGGTAAAGAAGGTCGCCTGGGGCCACCGGAGGAAGCGGAAAGAGACCGTTTCCTTGGACGAGTTGATCGGCAAGATCGGCGAGGATGCTTCCGTTACCCGGCTGGCCCTGGCCTGGCCCGACGACACGCTTGAGCGCATGGAAGAAGACGAGGAGTTCGCCGTGCGTGTCGGAGAGGTTCTCGAACTGGCGAAGGCGGCGGATCTGTCGCGGAAGGAATACTACGTCGTTGTCGCCCGGCTTCGGGGCCAGGAATACAAAGAGATCGCCCAGGTGATGGCGATCTCCGAGAACGCGGTGCGGACGTACCTGTCGCTGGCCCTGGCGAAGATCCGAGGCGTCAAAGCCGACGCTTCCTTCACCGGAAGTGTACTAACCTAAACAACCGCAGTTGCGGCAGTCGGGCAGCAAGCCATAGATGACGTCGTAGGCCACATCGTAGGCCACATCGGTAGTAAGATATTCCGGGAAACCAGGGATGCGCGTTCGAGCTTCCCTGTGTATCCCCACCAAATCAGCACCTGTCAAAAAGCGGTGCTCTGAGGCACCTGACTCGTTGCTCCCGAACAGTTTGCCGATTCCGAGCGTGTCGGGAGTGGGCGGTGGATAACCAGCCCCCCACCCCACAAGCGACTTGAGGCGTGCTTTGAAGTTGCCATACCAGACGTCGTTGGCGCAGAATGAGGTCTCCGAGGTATCGTCTTTGACTTGGGCCACCTCATCGTAGAGCATACGAAGGCGCGGTTCGAGCACACACAGGCGATCAAACTCGGCGCGTACTTCGGGGTCATCAGGTTCATATTGCGGCATCTCTTATTCCTCTTGGCTGTATTTTACCTGATTTTATGAGTGTGGCCGAATGGAAGCGCCGGGGAACCTCCGATGCCCTACGGGTTGCCGAGCGGAACACGGACGAGGTACTGCTGCCCCCCGCGAAGGACGCGCAGGACTATGATGTCGCCGGGGCGCTTGCCGACGTTGTGGCGGTTTAGGTCTTCGGCGCTGCTGATCCACTGCCCATCGACCTGCGAAATGTAATCGCCCTTTCGTATCCCGGCTAAATACGCGGTCGTGCCGGGAACGATGTTGCCGACGAACACGCCGTAGCCCGGCTGCAGGCCGTAGCTTGCGCCGACTCCAGGGGGGAGCGGCGCGAGGCTCACGCCGATCTTCGGGTTACCCAAGTCGGGCCGATATGCCGGTGCGGCGGGCGCGGGGACATACTGCGTCGCCGGGGCTGTCATGGCGGGGGCGCTATAGGTGCTACTCGGAGCGGTAGATCGGCTCCGCTCCGCATCCCACTTAGCGAAATCAACGAACATGATCCCCACCAGGATTGCCACCAGTGCCATCCCGGTAAGGAACAGCCCCAACCCGCACCCGAACAACTTCTGCGCCTGTTCGCGCCCCCATACCGCCGCGACAAACAGAACCGCCAGCAGAAAGATTACGATTACCCCCAT